GTGCCCGAAGCGACATGGACGACCACTGTGTACTGCTGATCGCCCGGAGTGCAGGCCCCATAAGGAATCGACGTGAGAAATACTCCCGTGGTTGTTCCGGTGGCCGGGATGAAGGATCCCAGCGTGCCGACGACGACCTGAGAGCCGGCGACATGCGGCGTAATACGGCCGCCCTGGTTCCGGCGCACGGAAACATTCGTGCCGGACACCGCGGTGATCCGCGACAGATCCTGATCGACGTAGAGGTATTCGCCGACATCGACACTGGAAGCGGAGGCGACAACAAACACGTCTTGCGTGTTGGTGGTCACCGCCGAAGAGAGTGTGGTGGTGGTGGTTGTGGTTTGCGCCAGGACAAGCGTGGGGGCAAAAGCCAGCACCCACAGGAGTCCCAACAACCGCAGAGTCAAACGAGCTTTGCGAATCATAAAGAAAAAGTCTCCTTTCGGTTTTTGGTGAAACGGACCGGGACCCGAGAGCCCCGGTCGCTGTCTGTGGGGTTATGCCGCGGAGGCAATCGCGACGCAGGCGTCGGAACGGAGCACGCCGAAACCGAGCAGCACGTCAATGCGGGTTTTCCAGGACCGGGAATTGAAATCGAATTCCCGGATGATCGAGATGGAGATGCCGGAATCCGGATCGGTCATCTGGACCGCCAGTTCCTGGCCCTGGGTGGGCATGGGCAGCTTGACGCCGACCAGCGCGAAGGCTTCCGAGCTGATCGCCAGACCGCAGGGGCCCGCCTTTGCGTTGGGCGAAGACGTGCCCGGCCACAGCGTCAGATCCGCATCATTCGCCGGCAGCGCGTTGACGTTCTGATACGGGGAGCCCGGTCCGACAATTGCGGGAGCGATCTGGATGGTCGCGGCCGAAGAGGCGCCGACTGTGGACTGCGTGATGACGAACTGACGCAGCCGCCCCGTGGACTGTTTTGTCATCGGGTTGACCGCGTAGACGTTTTCGAAGGTGATCTTGTCGCCCTTCGTGAACGTGTCGCCCGTAGTGCAGGTCAGCAGGATCGAACTGCCGGCCTGTCCGGCGCCGTCGGTTTCGACCGTACCGGCCCAGGTGGAGGCCGTCTGCCGCAGCAGCGACATGGACTCAAACCAGCGCCAGCCGCCATACGTGCCGATCGCGCCTGTCTTCCAGGCTTTTTCGACTTCCGTAGCCGGATGGAACAAGGCCTGGAATCCGGACAGCGAGGCAATACCCTCCATCATCTGCGGGGTTACGATCATGGCCTTTTTGGCTGCGGGGTTCCAGGTCGCCAGCTCCATCATGCGCGTGCGGGCCGCGCTATAGGTGGCGAGCGAAGAGGGCGTGGTGCCCAGCGCCCCGACCACATTGGGCGTATTCCGTGCCGCAAAGGCCGCAAACCGGGAATCGATCTCCTGGGCGACTTTTGCAATGCGCGGCCGGATGATCTGGTCTTCGATCTCTTTCTTGGACCGCTCCATTTGGAGGGCCTTTTCGAGCGAATCCCAGTTGACGTCCGAACCAAACACCTGATCGACGGGGATGGAGGTCGAGCGCCGATCGACATTTGTACCGACATAGGCGAGTCCGTCGCGGATCGTGCCTTCATCGGGGTACTTGACCTCGATGCGATCGCCGACGGCGAATTCCTTGTCGAATTCCTTCTCATACTGGCTATTGCCGTATTCGGCGCATACCAGCATGTTCGTGAGCAGCCGCAGACACGTCGCCGCGACCCATCCCGAGTTCTGGGATGTGAAAACATGCGTTCCAGGCATGGGGGTTTACTCCGTGAGGTGTGGGGCGAGGGTCAGCGACCGCCTTTGGCGAATCGTTCCGCGTCGCGCGCGTCTTCGATGCGCTTGAAGGTCGCATAGTCGCCCCGCTCCAGCGCCGCCTGGGCCTCGTCTTTGGTCGAGACCGACCGGCCGCCGACTTGCGCCGGGGGGCCGGGGGCGTTGGAGATTTTGCGAGAGGGGGGCGCGGGGGCCGCCAGCCGGTTTTCGATCTCGAAAAACTCGGCAATGGCGGCGCGTCGGGGTTTCTTCAGAAGCGCGGTCAACTCTTCATCGTGTTCGGCGAAATAGTCCACAACAGCCGGACCGACTTCACTTTCGGCAATGAAGGATGCGACCTCGTCGGCGAGGGCGGAGCCCGTCAGCAGACGATCGACATAGGTATAGGCGGACTCGAAATTATCCTGAGTGCGCGCCTTATCCCTTTTCAGCCAGGCTTGAACCTTTTGATCCCAGGCGTCAATGCGGGCCTGCGTCGCTTCTTCGGCTTCGCGCGTTTCGCGCTCGGTTTCGAAGCGGCGCCGCTCATCATTGCGGAGCCAGAGTTCGTCCGCCTTGCGGAAGGCTTCGTAATCGTCGAAGTCTTCCAGGCGCGGTCGTCCGTCCTTGGTGCCGGGTGCTGATTCCGGCTGCGGTTTCAGCTGTAACTGTTCTTCAAGCTGACGGATGCGGGCCTGCGCCTGGCCCAATTCCCGATTCAGGTGTGTGACCTGTCGGGTGTGCCGGCGTTGCTGGTAGTCGCGGTCGCGTTTAGACCGTTCTTCGGGAGTGAGTTCCTTGCGCTCCCCGTTGTCTTTCCCCGGTTCTGACTCGGGCGCGGTTTTGTCTTCCTCGGAAGACCCAGAAGATTCAGTGTCGGGCGTCGCGGGTTCTGACTCCGCGGGTTTCTCGGACTTTGCCGAGGCAGAGGCGGCCGGCCAGTCTCCGGTTTCCTTGAACTTCCGCCACTCTTCGGGCGTGACGCTCTTCGGATCGTAAGTCGGGCCTTCGGGTGCCGGTGAGGCAGGGGCCGCCGGTCCGGAGGGGGTGACCTCCGGGGTGTTGTCGGACATAGGCTGCTGTCTCCTTTTGAAAAAGGGTCAGACAAACAAAAACCCGGCCGAAGCCGGGTTAAACTTGGGGGCGATGAACGGAGATAATGAACCAGTCCGAATCACGGCCAGCAGAATGCTCTATGTCGCTTGGGAGCCCGCCGCCGCCCATTGGGAGCTCTGGGTACTTCTGATTCTCTGCTTGGCCGGAGCGGGGCTCTGTGCCTACTGGGCCTGGAAGAGCTAACTCCGCCGCCGGTCCTTCTTTTCCCCTTTGGGTTTCCCGCGTAAGGCGCGACTGAGTCCGCCGCCGTTTTCCTTGGCGTAATAGGCCTGCACCTGCGCGCCGCTCATCCGCCGCCCGCTGGGGCTTTGGTAGGTATCGGTTCCGACTTTCTTAAACGGCATCAGCTTTCCCCTTTCGGCGGCCGCGTCTCAATCTCCCGCTCCTGGCTATAGCGCGCATGTTCCAACTTGATCCGCTCCAGGTCTTCCTTCATGGCCTGAATTTCCAGTGCGAATTCCCCGCGGATGCGCTCGACCTCCTGATCGGTCGTCGCCTGCGTTTCGGTCTTGCGCTGATCGGAGCCCGCTTTCAATCCGGCAATCTTTTCCGCGCTTTCGGTCTTCAGCCGCGCCTCTTCCAGATCGCCTTCGGTCTCGACGGTCTTGGCTTCGAGCTTGAATTGCAATTCCTGGAGCACCCCCTGCAGTTCCTGAATGACGGCCTCATATTCCTGCATCTTCTGGGCAACCTCGGGCGGGACGGGCTGCTGATTTTCCTCGGAGCGGAATTCCGGCGGCGTGATGCGCTCGACAATTTGATCGCCAATCGGGCCGAGGTTCATCAGCTTGACGAGCAGATCGAGCATGCGCACCGAAATCTCCGGCGGCAGGGTCTTGAGCAGGGTTTCGAGGGCCGTTTCGACCCGCTGACGCTCGGACTGGTAGCTCGGGCCGACCGACACGGTCACTTCATGCTGGCCTTCGCCGTACTCCATGCGTTTGCCGTTCTGATCGATCCCGTTAAGGCGGATTTTTTCGGTCTTGCCGTCCGCTTCGCGAATCGCGACATCGCGTTCGGTGTCTTCGATCTTCGGCAGTAGGTCTTCGAGGATTCGGCCGCAGAACTGCACCGCGCGGTCATGGTTGTCGATGAAATGGAACGTCCCAAGATCGCTGGCCCGGTCGATCGCTTCCAGGGCCTTGCCGGATTTCGCGACTTTGTCCTTGTGCTCGGTCGAGGGCACGCCGATCGCGTTCTCGATCGCCATGGCGAAGGCCTGTTTCGCGGCTTCGACGGCCGCAATCGGCGGCTCAAATTCCGTCCGTTCCGGTTTCGGAAGAACCTGGTCGCCCGTGGCTTCGCTGGTCGCCTTCGCCTCAAGATAGGCGCGCGGGACCTTGTGCGCCGTCGCCCAGGCGTCCGGATTCACAAACTGCCCCTCATAGCCAATCCATGGCACTTTGGGCGTCAATCCCAGGATTTCCTCTTCGTTGGCCAGGGCAAAATCAAACGACATCTGCGGTGACCGCGCCATTCGAATCAGCGAATAGAGCATGCGCTGGGAGCGCCCCTCGACCGTGGACCACTGCTCCGGCCCGAGCATCGGGATAATCGGGATCCACTTTCCCGGCCATTCGTGCCGTTCGAGGATCTCCAGACCGTTTGTGATGTACTGGACGATCCGCCGCTGCTTGACCATCCGTTCCCGCCGGACCGGAATCTCCAGACCGTCGGCATAGGTCAATTTCCCGTCTTCGATCATGGCGCCCCGCGGCAGCTCGTCTTCATATTGTTCACGACCGGCCGGATCGGCCGGGTCTTCCATAATCAACTTGCGCCGTCGCTTTTCTTCGACGCGCCAGTATTCGGCGATCTGGATCTGATCGTTGCCTTTGACCCAGGCGGGCGCAATCTGCCGCTGCGCTTCCCCAAAACTGGTGATGCGGGCGTCCGGGAATTCCGCCTTGAAGTCCTCAACAGGCATCGTGTCGAGCAGGAATCCGTAGCGGGCCGCACCTTCGCAGCGCGGGTCGTAATAATCTTTCGCATCCGGATCCAGATAGACGGTGTCGGGATTCGCGATTGCCTTGATGCAGGCGACCAGGTCCGTCGATTGATCGTCTTTGTAGGCGGTCGTGACCTTGAAGTACCCATACGAGCGGTCGCACATCGACTCAAACGCCGAGCGATAGGCGTCCGTCGCATTGGACTCATACTCGACTTGCCGGATGCGCCCCGCACGCAGACGGGCCGTATCGTCGTTGGCGCCTTCCCCGGTTGCCGTGATCTCAATGGCCCGCTTATTGAGTCGCAGTTCTCCGATCAGCTTGTTGCGGTGCTGGCGGAGCTGGTCATGGTGCGGACAGGGCCGCTTGGCCACGCGCCGGGCGTCGAGCTCGGTCGGATCCCACGGGCCATTGACCGAGAGCGCGCGCATGTCGAGCTCGCCTTCCTTGCGGATGTCGGCATCGGCCTGGACGCAGCGATCGAAGCGCCGGCGGATTTCTTCCAATAGGGCTTCGTCCCGGGTCTGGGCGTCTTTGTCTTCAGTCGGCATCGGGGAAAGTGGCCTCAAACGTCAATAAGGGTTTCAAGTACTCAAACAGCAGCAGCCGCTTCGGACGGGCCGGTTCGCTCATCAAGATCTGGTTTAAGTGCGCCTGGTCGCGGATGCGCACGGCGAGTTTGCGAACCTGGGCGCGCTGGGTTTCCCGTCGAGCCTTAGGCCAGGGCTTCACGCCTTCGCGCCGTCGCCGTCTACGCCCTTGCTCTTGGCGGTCAACGCGTCAAACACTTTCGCGGGAAGGTAGAATTCCTCGTCTCCCACCAACACGACATAATCGCCCGGCACGACGATTGTTCCAGCCGGTGCATGGCGGTGTTCTCGCTGGCGTAGTTCCTTCTGTCGCTTCTGGAGGGACTCCCGGTCTTCGGCCTTCGCCGATTCCGGGATTCGAATGGCCGGATATTCCAGCTGCACAGGAACGATACCGTTTCGTGGGTCTTTGGGGTCGGAGGACTTAAAGGCTTCGCCAACCTCCACAACGAGCTGGGCAATCAGGGACTTTGCGGTGACAGGGAAAGTTTTCATTGAGAATGTCCTTTCATGAATACGCGCTCCCGCCGTGTCGGTAGGCCGCGGCATAGGGGTCTTGAGGTTTCGATTTGGGCATCGCCGGCACCTTCATGGCGAAGGTCAGCGCCAGGGCGTCTCCGTCATCGGTCGAGTGCCCGATCCGCTCGCCGATGTCCTGTTTGCTTTCAAGGGCGATCTCGCTCTTGCGCGTGATGTGGTAGAGCGGGGCCGTCAAGTCTTCCTCGAGCTCCTTGGCGCGATCGATCCGGCCGCCGGCCTGCAGCCATTCCTTCATCTGCCCCCACATATAGGAGCGCATCAGGAAATATTTGTTGTTCAGGGAGTGGGCGCCGAAGTTCACCTCGAGAATGTTGCGGTGTCCCATTTCCCGCAGCCGCGCGGCCACGGGTCCGGCAATCCCGGCCGAATCCATAAACAGCATTTGCACTTTGCGGCCGCTGTAGTCCTTCGTCAGGACTTCGGCGAGCCTGGCCACCATCACCCGCGGGTCGCGCGTTTGCTCTCCGGGAATCCGAATCGGCGCAATGCTGCGCGCATCCATGCCCCGGCGAAATCGAATGGTGTTGAAGTCCGGACCGCCCCAGGCGAAATCACAGCCGGCGACCAGGGGATCATCGGGCAACACAATGACTGGACTCTGCTGTGCCGGGCGCACCAGCTCGAGCCCGATAAACTGGCCCGGCGCCGCATTCGGCGGCAAGCCGCGGACGCGCACCCGAACAAAGTCGGAATCCTCGCCATAAATGGAGATCCATTCGGCGATCTGTTCTTTATTGGTGAGCGGGCAGTCCCGGGAGTCGATCGTCAGCGTGAGCCAGCCGGGCTCCCCGCCGGTCATGATCCGGTAGAACTTCCCCTGCGGCCGTGTCGGGTTGCCGAAAATAATCTGGATCGGTTCCCCGTCGGTCAGTCCGCCTTCCTGAACTTCATAGATCGCGTCGGAAATCGCCGAGCCCTCATCGTTGACATAGAAGCTCGTCGAATTGGCCGAATGCTGGCCCGCAAAGGCCTCGGAATTCTCCTCCCGGCAGGTCTGCGCGCTGGCGAACCAGGAATCCTTATGTCCAATGCGCCAGAGTTTCTCGCTCGTGACCTCGAACCAGTGGCGGAGAATCGACAACCGCGTCCACTGCTGGATCCGCGCCCAGGTCTTGGTTTCGAGCTGCGTTCCCGTATTGGCGGTGACGGTGCCCTGGGCCTGGGGGCGGGTCGCCAGAATCCAATCGACGATCATCGCCGCCAGGACGGACTTGCCGATCCCGTGGCCGCTGGAGATTGCCAGACGAATCGGCCGTACCGGGTGGACGCCATCGAAGCGTCGCTTGCGGACTTCCTCCCCGAGTAGCGTCAGCGCGCGCCGTTGACAGGGGCACGGACCTTCGCGGTCGGCAACAATGGTGCCCGGCTCGCCCCAGGGATAGCTGAACACGGCGAACCCGAGCGGGTCGCCATAGAACTGCGCGACCTGGTCGGCTAATTCAAGATCCGCGTCGGTCAGTTTCGGCGGCATGCTGTAGACGTTTGCGGCCGGCCAGGAGGCGCGCGACGAGCTCGGAGTCCTTCACATCGACTTCCACGCGCTCCACCAGCAGCTTGAAATGCTTGGCCAGCGTCTTTAAGGCCTCGACCTTGTCCCACACTCTCACTTTGTGGATCTGATCGACTTCCCCGTCCCCCGCGATCAGGTTCCGTTTGACGACTTCGAGCGACGCAATACAGGAGCCCACGCCGCCAGCCAACTGCTCCGGCGATTTCAAGTTCCCGCTCTCGTCGAACAGTTCCCGAATATCGAGGAAGGCCAATCGGCGGAGTTCTTCGAGCACGCGATCCGCGCTCAAGGCCTGCCGCTCCAGGGCCGCTTCGAACAGTTCTTTGACGGCCGCCCTATCCTCGATTTTTTGTTTGGCGTTAAGGGCCGTGCTTTCGGCGAATCCGGCGGCGAGCGCCGCGTCCTTCTTGGACTTCTTCGCGTCGGTCAGTCGCTCCACCACGTAATTGCGCTGTTTCAGCGTGGCGGACGAGGAAGCGCCGGAGCGTGGTCCGCGGGAGCCCATACTGGCGCGCCGTTTCCTGGACCGAGCCGGTTTTTTCGAGGGCTTTGAGGATTCCTTCTTCATCCAACTGTCGTTGAGGGCGGCCCAGCCGCTTGCCGTCGCGTTTGGCGCGATCGACGCCCAGCTGCACCCGCTCCCGAATCAGTGCCCGCTCGAGCTCGGCCACGGCCCCCAGGACGGTAAAGATCATCTTGCCCATCGGGGTCGAGGTGTCGATCGACTCCGAGAGCGACACAAACGCCAAGCCCCAGCTCTGGAAATCGTCCAGCGCCGAAATTAAATGCTTCACGGACCGCGCGAAGCGATCGAACCGCCAGACGAGAACGCCGTCGAACCGCTTTTTCTTCCCGTCCGCCATCAGGCGATCGAGTTCCGGCCGCCGTTCCTTCGCGCCCGACCAGCCGCGGTCGGCGTATTCGTCCACGATTTTCCATTGGCGTTGTTTGCAGTGGGCGCGGAGGGCCTGCAGTTGGGTTTCCACGTCCTGGCCGTGTTGGCGTGTGGAGACCCGGGCATAGAGGGCGACGCGCACTCAACGGCGAACCGGCAAACAGAGGATGTCAGGGTCCGGGTTTGGATCGGAGCAGGGATCTTCGTGAAAAATTCCCGGACTACCCGAAGCGGGGGGCAGCTTGTTCTTACTAAACCAGAGCCGTCCATCCGCATCGGTAGGACCAAAGGCCCGAGGAAGCTCCTCTTGGACAATGTCCCGGACAATGTCCCGGATAATCTCCCGGATCTTCTGGAGTTCTTCCGCGTCCAGCGTCACATATACTTTCGAGCGGGCCTCGTCAATCTTGACTACATGGAAATCGCCATCAAGACCCACAGCAGCGAGGGCGACCACATTCCCATCAATTTCAGTGTGGACATCCGCCCCGGCATCTTGGCGAGTTCCCGCTGTATCGTTGCGTTGCAGCCCCGCTGCGGCAAGCGCCAAAACGCCAAACAGGACCGTCGCGACCAGGGCCAGCCTATAGGCCCGTGCTAATGAGTTCATGTTTTCCCCTTCTCTTCCTCGTGCCAGGCCAACATGCGCCGTGAGGGCGCGGCCGTTTTATCCGCCCGTTCGTCCTTGTGGTGACATTCCCGGCAGCGGCATTGCACCCACTCCGGCTCACTGACATTCGGTC